ATCAGATTTCTTCTTAAAAGTCAATACTTATTTTCATTTATTTACCCTTATCTGTCTACTATCTTCATAGGGCCTTGTGTCCACATCATAGACTCAAGTGGGCTATGCCAGCGCTCCTGTGTACACTTTAGCTCTCCCTTTTCTCCCATGATCTAACCTGTCCCCAATTAATTAGTTAACTTCTTTGATTTCATTAGACTTTTTAGTCATGATGTCTTTTTTCTTTATTCCTCTTTTTTGTGTACTTAGGAGGCTCCCACAAAAGTAAAACTATAGAGCTACCCCCTCCCCCCCTATGAAGTGACTAAGAAGTCAATAGCAAATGAGAATCATTATCATTATTATCTAGGCCATCAGAGTTATCCACAGGTTGTACACATGAGGGGCTATGAAGCACCTATAATGTACTACCCAGGTTCTAAGGGTAAACACCTACCTCCAAAGTTATCCACAGATGAATTGTATAAGCTGTGCATAAGTGGGTAGTTATCCACAGAGTAACCAACTTGGTGCATAAAAGTGCATCATTGTAGTGCATGGGTGTCCATTCTGCATCATAGTGGTGCATACATAATGAATACTATACCTTACAATTCTTAGACGTTGTACACCAGAGCACTACAATGCCAACTCAAATGTAGTGCTCAAGGTTTAATAAATCAGAGCTGGCACGGGGCTTGCAATATACAATCATCATCAACGACAATCAAAGGGGCTAACATGAAAAGCAAAGTAACTGATACAATCATCTATGCACTAGGGTTTATCTCTATACTAGTAGTGTGGCTAACCGCTTAAGATATCCATTCAATCAACACTTATCAAGGATCGATACATCATGACACAATCTACATTCAAGCGTTCAAAAAACCTACTTTCAATCTCCGCCGATAGTAAGACAATTAAGGGAGAGAAGATAGGTTATCTCACTGGAATTCTGTATTTAGCACCCGCGAATACCACAAAATACAATGTATGCGCTTTTGCAGAAAAAGCTAATTGTGCTATTGCATGTCTATTTAGCGCGGGCCGTGGTGCATTCAGTAACGTGCAACAGTCACGCATAGATAAGACACTATATTTCTTTGAAGATCGTGACGCATTCATGGCACAATTGTTTAAGAATATTGTTGCATTGATCAAAAAAGCAGAATCTAAGGGGCTTAAGCCACTGGTTCGATTAAATGGTACATCCGATATTAAATGGGAGAATGTGCCCTTTGAATCATATGACAATATCTTTGAAGCATTTCCGAACGTACAATTCTATGACTACACAAAGGACGCGAACCGCAAAGATCTACCTACAAACTATGATCTAACATTTTCCTATAGTGGCGTCCCAAGCTTCGCGCCGTACGTTTTCAAAGCACAATCTAAGGGTATGCGTATGGCCGTCGTTTTCCGCAAAGAATCAAGCATACCTAATACTTTTAAGGGTATCAGTGTTGTTTCAGGGGATAACAGTGATGTACGTCATTTAGATGATCAAGGGGTTATTGTGGGCCTATACGCAAAAGGGGCCGCAAAACGTGACAATACGGGCTTCGTTGTTAACTAATCAAGGGGTTTAACATGATAAAAACAATGCTTGCAAAGTATAGGGGCACGTGCGCCGATAGTGGCGTCGCTATATCCGTGGGTGATGAAATACAGTATTGTACTGTTACCCGTCGCGCGTGGTTAACTGAGCACGGAGATTGTCGCACGTCAACGGATAATGGTAGGTATGTTTCCGATATCATACGCATAGGTAAGAATGAATTTTATAGGAATAAAAAGGGCCTATGCATCGATGCTCCGTGTTGTGGGTGTTGCACCATATAAACCTTAAAATTCTAGCGTATAGGGCATTCTATAGTGTCCTATGCGATACAATTTTGTATCTACACTAATCAAGGATCGATTTTTATGTATATTGAACCGCTAACATCACGCCAAAAAGCGTTGATTGTCTCTAACGTGCTCAAAGCTTGCACGGATATCGATAAGCTTAATGGTACGGGTTATAAATACTTGCATCTATGCTCAGGGTTTATTGCTCATTACAATCTGAATGGGTTTAAAGCTTATTATTCTGAGCACTCTCTTAAACGTGACATAGAAGCAAATTATCGTCAAAATCAATGGAATAATTTTCGTGATGGTGATGAACACGCGGGTTACTATCATTCTAAGCGTGACGTGTACAATGCTATCCTTGGGGGCTTAGTAGCGCGTGATGAATTGGATGCCCAAGTGTTCATGCGTGATCATTTTCAGATTATCCGTATCGGAGGTTAACATGGTAAAGAATAATCGTTTTGAGACTTTGTCCGAAGCATTAGAATCGGAGGGTATTTTGCATATGTGGCATGGGGATCCTATTGCCTATGGTGAAACCAAAGGTATTACATTCGATGATGGTACAAAATACGGTCATTATGTATCGGTTTATCGTGATGAAAAGGGCCTATATGAGCGCCCAATACACTACAAAAGGGGGGTGATGGTATGCTAAACAACAATGATTTTGTGGCCTTGGAGCGCCGATTATGGCGTGAGGGTAACCCTTTGTGTGATGAACTTGTTTCCACACGGGATGAACTGCTACACTTATTAGCTGAGGCTAAACAAGTAATGGAAAAGTACTCACCTACGATCAATGCTTTGTCTAGCGTTGACGATCTCGCATTCTTTAGAGAGTGGGATAACTTTGGCGATACTTTGGACAATTTAACCTATAACCTTGGGGAATGACACAATGAAAACCTACAATGTATACGTGGAAGACACGAACGGGAATTATCACAGCGACTATACTGTGGAGGCTGAATCGGAGTCATTAGCGTATGACATTGCCTATGAGAGGCACAATTACGCTGATATGACCATTTATGTCGATTTGGATGATGAAGCGCAATCATCTACAATGTTGCAAGACGCCTATTTTGAGGGTAAACACCCATTAGAGGGCTTTCCTACAATTTTCGGAGGTTTAAAATGACAGTTAGAGTTTATTTTGAGTCAAACAAAGGCACATGGGCAGAGGAAGTGGCAACCTTTGAACATGAAGAACATTACATTGCATGTCTACCTGCATTAGAGGCGTTGGCAAAGCTACAAAATGCATTTGTGAGTGAATCCGTACAAGAGGGGGTAGAATGACAATCACAGTGACCACGTTTATCATTGGCTACTTAGTCGACCTAATCTTGGAGCATGATCTGTGGTAAAAATACAACATACATGGCCTTTCCCGTCTGAATGTCCACCTAAGCCTTGGACACCTGAACAAGAGAAAAAGTACAATGACGAACAGAGACAACACTTACCAGATGCTCCTATGGTGTCAAACCATAGCTAGAATCGATTAAAACCATGCTAGAAGGCCTTGAAAACCTTTGGACTGACTCCGCGACACCCTAACCATGAAAGACTCTTAAAATGCACTGCTTGAATTGTGATCGTTTGCTCACGGACTACGAAGCAACACGCAAACACGCTATTACATTTAAGTTTTTAGACTTATGTAAAGTTTGTTTTGAAGATGTGAAGACAATCATCCCGACCATTGATCGAAAGGAATTGATGACAGATCAAGACCTAGACATGGATGACGATATGGACACCACGGGCAACGAAGTTTCCCTAGAAGACATTGATGCACTATATAGCTATGTAGTAGACTCTAATGACTCTAAAGATGACTATGAAGTCTAAGAACTTCTATGTTAATACACTATTTATATACTACTTAAGAAGAATACTAAGTAGTCTTAAAAGACAAAGGGGGATATCATGGGAAAGATGAAAGAATTGTTTACTGAAATGCAAGAATTAGGTCTAATGTCTGAGTTACATGATGAAGAAGTTGATGTTGATGTCTTAATGAAAGAGGCACATTATCACCATGTAATGAATGACTTTGTGTCTTTGTTTGATGAACATGGATGGGCTAAAGTCATTGGGGATTTAAGGGAACGAATGATTGAAAAACAAGGGTGGTTTAAATGTTGATTTCCCTTGTTGTTTTTGTCTTAACACTAATTAAGGTGTCGCTTAAGTGACATAGGAACGTAAAGTGACATAGGAACGTAAATGACATGGAGAAAGAGAGAAATTATGAATGAGCAAGAACGTGAACTAGATTTCATGGTCGGTGAGTTGGAGCAGGAGAACAGGCTTATGAGGGCTAGAAACGCCCGTCTTGAGGCCGAGGTAACTGTGCTAACTGAGATGGTGCGTGTGTTGTCTGACAGGGTTGCACAGATGGAGACAAAGCTATGACAGATCAAGAATTGATTGAGTACTTAGAGACCAAAGCAATTTTCACCATGCTTGATGGCTGCGAGATAGACGATCACCTCGGCCACAAGAGATACGACGTGGGCTCATGGAGTATGGGTATACGAGCCGACCACCTTAGCCGACTAATTGACCTAGCAAGAGGTGAAGCATGAGTAAAGAAGCAATGAAGCTGGCGCTTGAGGCGTTGAACAACACATACGCATTGCGTGACGATGTTATCCAAGCCATCAAAGCCCTAGAAGAAGCACTAGCCAAGCAAGAACAGGGTGAGCCCGATGATGAAGAAGTGCTTGGCTTTAACGGTTGGGGGTTTCCTATTGAGCCTCCACCAAAGCAAGAGCAGGGTGAGCCTGTAGGTGAGGTCGTTGTTGAAAGCATGGGTGTGTGCGGGTCTGATGCTATGCAAATTCGATTGCACTTCTACAAAGAAATCCCACCAGTCGGCTCAAAAATTTACATCACACCACAACCAAAGCAAGAGGTGAAGCATGATTGAAGATGATAACTACGAAGATCCTTGTGAGGAACTCGATCCAGATGAGTACGATGACACTTGTACATGGTGCAATGGGTGCGGTGAAGGTGACTACGATGGGGCAACATGCCGCAGGTGTCACGGGACAGGCGTAGAGCCTAGGGATGATGATTATGATGACATCTAATGCGCTCAAAGTGGCGTCTAAGTTCTTACGTCATGGCCCATGTGAGGCTTGTGGCTCAAGTGACGCTAATAGCTTCTATGACGATGGGCATACGTACTGTCATAGCTGTCAAACGTACACATCCAGCGAACATGTATACAATTCATCGTTTTCTATACATGAGTCTACACCTACAAAAACTAAGGTATTTACAATGAAGACACAAGGGGAAGCTAAGGCCATTGTGGACAGAGGTATCTCACGGGAGACATGTGAGTACTTCGGCGTTACACAAGCTGACAATAAACACTACTACCCTTACTTTGATGAAACTGGACTTAAAGTAGCACAAAAGGTTCGATCTGTAGCTAACAAACAATTTTCTATTGAGGGGAATTTCATTAATGCTACACTCTTTGGTCAGAATCTATTCCAAAAGAACGGGAAGTACATCACCATTGTCGAGGGTGAACTAGATGCTCTCGCAAGCTATCAGATGACAGGCAGCAAGTGGCCTACTGTGAGCATCCGTAACGGGGCTTCAGCGGCTCTTAAAGACTGTAAGGCACAGTATGAGTACCTAGATAGCTTCGAGGCCATTGTGATCTGTTTTGATGGCGATGAGCCGGGTCAGAAGGCAGCTAAGGAAGTTGCTGAGTTGTTCGGAAACAAGGTTAAGATAGTTAAACATTTAAAGGAGTGCAAAGATGCCTGTGATTACCTCATTAACGGACGAGGAGCTGAATACGTTAACCAGTGGTGGAGAGCTGAAAGTTACGTACCCGATGGGATCGTCCAAGCCTCAACACTTTGGGACAGCGTATCTACACCTGAACCAGTCGCAGAAGCCTTCTACCCCTTCAAAGGACTTAACGAACTTCTATACGGACTTAGATCCGCTGAGCTCATTACTGTTACTGCTGGATCAGGTTTGGGTAAAAGCCAGTTCCTTAGAGAAATACTATACCGAATCCTTGAGACAACCAAGTGGAACGTGGGTGGCATGTTCCTCGAAGAAAGTGTGCGAAAGACAGCTCGGAGCATCATGTCCTTACATGCAAACAAAAAGTTGCACCTGCCAGACACCCCTGTTACAGAACGAGAATTGAAGGAGGCCTTTGATGCAACTCTGGGTACTAACCGTGTTTTTCTCTTTGATCACTTTGGTTCTTTGGCTATTGATAACGTCCTTAATAGAATCAGGTACATGGCACGAGCTTGTGACTGCCGTGTTATTTTCTTTGACCATATTAGCCTCGTTGTCTCTGGTATGGATGGGAATGATGAGCGCAAGTCTATTGACGTCTTGATGACCCGTCTGCGTACACTTGTACAAGAGACAGGTATCACGCTCATTTGTGTTAGTCACTTGAAACGTCCTAGCACATCGAACAAAGGACACGAGGATGGTGAATCTGTGTCTCTGTCTCAGCTGCGAGGCTCAGGTGCTATCGCTCAACTGTCCGATGCTGTCATTACCTTGGAGCGTAACGCTATGAGTCCAGACCCTAACGTGAGACATACGACTAAGGTTGCAGTGGCTAAGAACCGCTACAATGGACTCACGGGGCCAGCTTGCTCACTGAGGTACGATATGAACACTGGTCGTATGGTTGAAGTTACTATGGAGGACTTATGAAAAACTGTGGAACTTGTAAACACTGGGAAGAAAAAGGAACATACACTAAAGGTGTTGGCAAATGTCATGGCATTAACATGATAGATGAGGAAGTTGAATGGTCAAAAGAAGAAGGTAGAGTTTTACGTAATGGTCGAGAACACGTAAAAGCTTTTGTTGAAGATGGCAGTTCTTACTATGCTGCTTTACTCCCTACTAAAGATTTTGGTTGTGTAATGCACGAGGAGGGCACATGGTTGAAATGATTATCGTAGGGACTATCGGCATAGGCTACGCTGTTGTAGGGACGCTACAGTGGCTCAAGGGTGACATGGGTGCTGGTATCATGTGGATAGGTTACTCATTTGCTCAGATCGGGCTGTTTTTAAACTTGAAGTAAATTATAATGAAACGTATTGCTATCGACATTGAGACAAACATGGCGCATGACGTCATTCATCTCGCTGTTACGCAGGACATTGACACAGGGGAAGTGAAAGTATGGAAAGCTCCAACAGGACTTTGGGACTACTTAAAGGACGCTACGTTGATCGCAGCCCAAAACGGGATCGGATTCGACTTCCCAATTCTGAACAGGCTATGGAAGACGAAGATTGGATTGAAGCAAGCGTACGATACGTTGATAGTGTCAAGGCTGCTAGAGCCAACGAGGGACGGGGGACACAGCCTAGACGCATGGGGAAAGACTCTAGGCGTACAGAAGCTGGACTACAAGGCAACGTGGCAGTGGATGATGCACCGTGAAGAGACATATTCTGGTGAGTGTTTTGATGCGCCC